GCGCCCCCTTGAGGCTGCTTCTTATCGATTTTCTTGCAGAAGCAAGAAAACCGCCGCCGGAGGCACCCAGCCAAAGCTCGTAGGGAACGCCCTACGTGGCGTTCCGCCGCCCCACCGCCTCCAGCCGGTCCGTTTTCCCCGGCCTCCCCGGCACTTGGCGAACAGAACGGCACGCAGGCCGTTCCCTACTCTTCGTCTTTCTCTTCCTCCACCGGCCCCTCTGCCTCTTCCGGCAGCGGCGTGTCCGCAATCTCCTCCAGACAGGCCCTTACCTCCCGGTCCAATATCCCGGCGATGGCCTCCCGGCTCTCCAGAGCGTAAATTTCCTCCGTCACCCGCCCGGGCAGCTGCAAGAGCTTTCCCACCGCCGTCTTAATGACCCCCGCCCAGAGGGAGCGCACCTCGTTCACATCGATCAGCTCCCCCTGCATCCGGGCCACCTCCAGCCGGGTCTTCTCAATTTTCACCTGCTCGTGGACCGCCTTGGCCTCTTCCAGCCCCATGCTCTTCCCCGTGGCCTCGCCTACCTGGTAGTCCACCCACCGCTGCACGAAAGCCGCCACGTCGTATTTCCCGTTTTCTCCCTCTACAAAGAGCTTCTTGTCCTTCGCCAGCCCTTTGTCAATGTCAAACAGCCGCCGGTACGTATACCCCGCCAACCCCGCCAGCTCTTTTTTCGTCAGCTCCATTACCCACCTCCGAACATATGGGAAAAGTTATGCACTACCCGCTTTTCCAGTAGATCCAGTGCCGCCCGCTCCACCTCCGGTTCCGCCCGGTTCATGGGCATCTGAGGCAGAGCCAGGGCCGAAACCCGCTCAATGGGCAGCCGGTCCTTACCCTTTCGGGTCATGACCACCCCCGCTATTTTACTCCCTGTGTTCCGGAAAGGCGGCTGTCCGCCCTGGTGGGGCAGGGTCTCCGGCAAGGTGCTTCTCTGCCCCTTCAGAATGGAAACCGTAATCCGGTACTTGGGCGGATTCCACCCATGCCAGCCGCCACTGGCAACAAAGGTGCTGCCAATGTTCCCCTTAGGGCCGATCAACGGAATGATGCAGGTCATGCCGCCACCGCTGCTTTCAATTCTCGGGCTCTTGATCCCCTCGCTGACAAATCCGGCAGGGGCGCTGTACTGTTCCCGGACCGCCTTTTTGATAGGCGTCTTCATCCGCCTGCCCACTTCATTCAGCGTTCGATTCATCAGCCGGTCGAATTCCGGCGGTGTCAGTTTCTCCCGCATGGAGCTTATGAGCCCATCCAGCTCCGACGCGTCAATGTACATATAAACGCCTGCCATACTGCCTCCATAACCAAAAGCGCATACGTCTGCGCTTTTCTCCCAATGAAAAAGGCAGCCGGTTTCCCAGCTGCCTTTCCCTTCAACTTACGGAAGGATCATCAATGCCCGTCTTTCGACGCTATCATTTTATCGCATCCCCCTTGTTTTTTCAACACCCCGCCCCGGAACATCTACCGTCCAAAAGCGCATACGTCTGCGCTTTTCAGAGCCCGGCCTCCAGCTCCCGCCGCAGCCGCTCAAATTCCCCCCGGCTCATCCCCAGCCGTTCCCTGGCCCGTATATCCGCCACCCCGTCCAGATAGATCAGCCGCGCCAAGCTTCGTTTCTCCGGGTCCCGGATCTCTCCCAGGATCCTCTCCGCCCGGGCGATCTGCCTTGTGTAGCTCTTCACCAGCAGCCGGTGCCGCTGTTCAATGTCCGCCATGGCAGCAAAGGCTTCATCCATGCCGCCCTTGCCCCCGCTGCCTCCCACGCAGGCCGTGATCTGCTGGGTCATCCGGTTCATCCGCTCCCGTTCCCATCGCTCCCGCAGCTCCAGCGATTCAATGTCCGCCTGCAAATACCGGACCTTCATCAGCGCCTTCAGGTTTTCATTCTCCACGATCCGAATTCTCCGTGCCTCCGCCATCCCCGCATCTCCTTTCGCTCAGCCTTCCGTTTTCCGCCGCCGTCCGTTCCGCGCCGCCCGGGCACAGCCCTCCGAACAGTAAAACTTCTGCCGGGTCTCCAGCATCGCGCCGCATACCGCGCATTTCCGCCCTGCCCGCGGGTGATCCTCCCAGTATTTTTCTTTTCGGGCCTTTTTCCGCTCCTCCTGGTGTACCAGATATTCGCACCGCACAGAGCAGTATTTCCTCTGGTTCCCCGTGAGGACCTTTCCGCATCCCAGGCATTTCCGCGGATTCTCTCCCGGTTCCCCTTTCGGTGTCTTCCGTGCCGCAGGTTCCTCTTTGCTGTCCGCCGTCCCGGCCCTCTCTTCCGCCCCCGCCAGGCACACCGTCCCGGCCTTTTCCCGGGCCTCCCGCTCCGCCTGGGCCTTCTTCGCCGCCCGCCTTGCCCACCGTTCCCGTTCCTTCCGGGCCTTGTATTCGGCGTACCTGCGTTCCTTTTCCAGGATCTTTTCCTGCTCCCTGGCATACCGCCGCCCCTCGAAAACGCCGTATGTAACCCCCGCGTTTCTGGCCTCAGCCGCTTCCTTTGCCAGGTTATCCCATTCCGGGTCAATTTTTATCTTCTCCATTGCCCCCTGCCTTCCGTACCGGCTTCCCGTCCACATAGTAACGGTACCCATCCGCCAGCATTCCCTTCAGCTGCTTCTCCGTATACCCGCACCGCACCAGCGTCTCCGACCGGCACACCGTCACGCCGCCTCTTTTGATCTCGTACATCTCAATACACCTGGCTCACGTCCATGGGCAGTCCGCCCTGGGCCGTGGCGATCGACTTCTTCATGTCCTCGTAGCTCTCGTCCACTTCCTGGGCAGTATCGTCCTGAAACAGCAGCTTTGCGTGCCCCTCTTTGCTGATCGCCGCCACCACCAGGTCCAGATTCACCAGAAACTCCTCGCCCTCCGCGTGGCACTTTACAAATTTCGCCATTTTTTCATTCCTCCGAAACGTCAAATAAGTCCATCTGCCCCTCTATGGGGCTTTCCTCCTTCTTCCGGTCCCCCCGGGCCAGCTCCATCACATTCCGCCCCATCCAGGCCCCTGGGTCCCCGATCATCATGCAGGCGGGCCAACTCCTGGCCCAGTCCGTAGCTTCGCTGGCCGTGTCCCCGTATACCTCGCACTTGAAGTATTTCTTCTGGTGCGTCCCGGTCTCCACCAGATGCCCGCACTGCCCGCATTTCTTCCCCACGCAGGCCCCAAACAGCTCATGCATCAGCTCAATTTTTCTGCTCATGTCTGCCTCCCATCCTCCGCCGCAGACTGGACCACTGGCTCCAAAACCATTCTGGCCCCGCAATGGCAATACGGGTATTTTCGGCACGCCTCCCCATATTCTCCGGCTTCCAGCAGGTGGTGTAGATCTATGTTGTCAACCCTGCGCCCGCAGACAGAGCATTCCAGGCATAAGGTCAGTTCATCCGCAAGCCGGATATTCCAGTTCCCATACCGCACCGGCTCCACGTCAGCGGCGGGGATTCTGTAAAAGTCCTCCGCCAGATCGTTATAGGCATCGGCATAGATTCCGCTTTCGCCGCCCAGTTCTTCAAACGCTTTCTGCATTTCTTCTGCCCGCTCACGGATATAAGCGATTGCCGCTTCCCGGCTTATGCAATCATCCATTTCCCCTACACCCCTTCACTTTGGATCGGAATCTGATCGGCTCAAAGCCGCAGGATGTGTATTCCGGCTTAACCCCATACGCCTTGCTGCACCAATCAAAGTTAATACAATCCCTACAGGTCATACCGTCCGGCAGTAACATACACTGATGCTTGCAGTTTTTCGCTTTATACCATTCACAGTCCTTGCATTCCATCGTTATTCCTCCATGTCATGGCCTTTGCAGCCCGTTTCAAAGTCGAAGTTGTCGCAGTCGCCGCAGGGCAGCAGTCTCCGCCCCATGGCCAGCTGCTCCCGCAAAAACCGCTTTACTTCCTGCTCGGTATTCAGTGTTTTTCCGTCAACGTTAATGCATCCGCAAAGACTTTTCGCGTTGTCAATTCCTCCCCTGATATTCAGGGCCATGTGAATCATTCTCCTAGCCACGGCCATCCCTCCTCCTCCGTCCTTTTGGCATTCCCATCATCCGGTCCCACTTCCGCGCCGCTTCCTCTGCCTCCTCCAGCAGCCGCGACGCCTTTTCGATCGTCTCCTGCGGTATGTCCACCAGCCGCTTCCCCTCGTAGGGCTTCATCAGCTCGCAGTATGCCATGCGTTTCTCCGCAGCGGTATGCAAAAGCCTGTCCGCCTCCTGCTCCCGTTCGTTCAGCTTTCTGAGCTCCAGGTCCCGCAGAATGAACGGCAGGTCACTCATAACCAGACTTCGGCGTTCCAGCTCCAGTATCACCCAGATCATCTCCGCTTTCGTGAGCCTTTGTAGCTTTTCAGCGGTCTCCATCGGCTTTCTCCCTCTTCGGCGGGCAGATGAACATCTTTTTCAGCCGCCGGATCTCCCCGTAGGCCTCTTCCAGCGCCGTGTCCGCCATACATACCAGCTTTTTCATGCAGTCCTTCTCCCAGATCAGTGGGCAGGCCCTGCATTTCTCTTCCGCGCACATTGCCAGGGCCTGCCGCAGCTTCTCCCGGTCCTCAGTTTCCATCCGGTATCACCCTTTCCTTCCAGAGTTTTTTCTTCAGCATCTGGCAGTGGTTCCCCAGGGGCTTGTCCCCGCCCTCGTTTTCCAGGTCCCAAAGCCACCTGTCCATGCGGATGATCATGCATTCCACGTTGATTTGGCCAAATGTCTCCACCAGCTCCCGGTACTCCTCTGGGCTCAAAAAGATCTGCTGATGGACCCCGTAGCTCTCCCGTCCGTCTGTTCGGACGATTTTCAAACATTCGCTCTCTTTTCCTCCGAGGTCCCCCTCCGGTTCCCCTCCCGGTCCGTAGCCCGCGCGCGCGTCTGAAGCTACGGTACCGGATAAGGATTCGGATATGGATTCGGATATGGATTCGGATATGGATACGGATTCGGATTGGATTACGGGCACATTTGCGTTCGCCTGTATTCCCTTGCTTTCCTTGTTGTGCATCGGATTGCCATTGCAATCATCTGTATTCATTTGCTTGCAGGTGTTTTCATCGGAATGCAAAGGCGTTTCACAGGTATTCCCATGCTGCGCTTTTCCCACGTTTGTGTTATTATGTTCGGTTTTCGGTTCCGGGTACTTGCTCTTCTTGGCTCTTACGTTCTGATGGTCGTTCCACCCGGGAAGGTACAGATACGGCTTGCCCTCAAATTCATACAGAGCTACCAAACCTGCACTCTCCAACTTCGAAATGGCCTCAGCAACCGTCTTGCCCGTTAGATTCTCCTTCAGCGGAAACAGCCGATTCTTAATGATCGACACCCGCCCGTCAAACCGCCCATAGTCGTCGCAGTTCACGATCAGCCGGTAAAACAGCACCTCTTCAAACCAGCTGAGCTTGTTCACACTGTCGCTGGTACAAACAGATTCCTTCAATATCCTGTTCGGCATGGCGTTTCCCCTTAACCTTCCCCACCGGGGAAGGGGGACCGCCGCGCAGCGGTGGTGGATGAGGGGCCCCCGATACCTGAGCGCCCTGTATCTTCCGCCCGTCCCCGGGCCTCTTTCACGATCTTCAAAACCGCACCCTGGTCATTCCAGGTCTCGATCTGCCGCATGGCAACCTCATATTCATGCTTCGGGATCTCCCGCAGCGCCCCCACGCCGTACCGGCCCAGGACCGCTTTCCGGATGGCCCGTCCGCAGCTGGCCGCCGCCTTCCGGTCCTCCCCAAAGCCCTTCTTTTCCAGCAGCTCCTCGCTGCGCTGCCGGATGGCCGTTTTCAGGTACCCTTCCTGGGCAGTGCTTACCGGCGTGTTCAGCCGCAGCTGCCGCTCCAGCGCCTCCAGCCGGTCGCTCTGCATCTTCTGGGTCTGGCTCAGCTCCCGCAGCGCCTCCATGTTCTGCCTCAGCAGTCCCGCCATGGTCTCCATGATGGGATTCATCATCTGCTGTACAATGGCCCCCAGGGCTTGGCTGTCCACAATGGACAGTCCCTTTTCTTCATCCATGGACGATCCCTCCTTCAATGGTTTCCAGGGCTTTTCTGCTTCTGACTGCCCAGTCCTCCACAGCCCGCAGGCTCTCGTCCCACTGCCGCAGCTCCGTTCCCTCGGTGGTCTCCGCGAACCGCCCGCCCATGTAGGGCATCTGGCTCACGGCCCCCAGGAAGCTTCGCACCGCCGTCCCGAATTCTCCCAGGCTCAGGCTCCCGCTTACCTCCCGGTCCGCGTCTCCCCGGGCCAGGCTGCTCTTGGCGTCCAGCAGCTCGCTTTGCAGCTGCTCATACCCCGCCTGGGTCTCTTCCAGTGCCGCCCGCAAGTCTTCCGCCTCCTGCCCGGCGTCCGCCGCCTGGGCCAGGGCCTCCTCTTCCCGGGCCTCCGCTTTCTCCGCCCGGCTATTGGCCTGCTCCAGCTGCCCCAGAAGTTCTTTTTCCCGGGCGCTCTGGCCGCTCCGGTCCTGGATAATCTTCGCCAGCTCACCCTTAGCTTCGTCCCGTTCCGCCCGGGCATTCCGGATTTCCTCCGCGGATAACGCAATGGTCTCCCGCCTTACCCGCTCTTCCAGGGCGGCCCGGTCCACCTGGATCTTCACCCGCTGGGCCTCCAGCGCCGCCTTCACGGCCCTGTCCACCTCCCGGGCGGTCATCTCTTCCAGGTCGTTTTCCTTGGCAAAGTCCTCTTCTTTCCCCTCCGGCAGCGCCAGCATTTTGGAAAGGGAAGAGAATTTCACGGTCTCAAATCCCGCTTTCCCTCCGAACCGCTTCCATACGGCCATATATTGCTGTGCCGTCCGTTCGGACATCTGAAAATTTTCCTTCACCCACTTCTCAAACTGCCCCCTGGGCACCAAAAGCTTTGCCTCGCACAAAACCCGCCCATACTGCATCAGATTCATGGCTGCGCTGGACAAAAACATCTGCCCCTGCCGCGCCAGCCCCTCCAACACAACCGGCAGCTGTGCATCTTTTTTCACCATTTCTTCCATAAAGCATTGATTCTCCTTCCAAAATATCAAATCAGATCAAACAAACTTGCCTGCTCCATCTGCGCCTCCTCCCCTCTCAAATACCCCACCGCGTCCGCAAAGTACCCGGGATTCAGTTCCACTCCCCGGCCCCTGCGCCCCATTCTCACGGCCATCATGGGCACCGTCCCCAGCCCCGCGAAGGGGTCGAAAACCAGGTCCCCGGGATTTGAGTACCGGTTGATGATCCGCTCCACAATGTCTAACTGTAAAGGGCATACGTGCAGCTGCTTTCGCCGCTGGCTCTGGGTGGTGTTCAGGGTCTTCATCCGGCTGATGTCGTCCCAGACGTCCGGGCAGGTGGAGGCAGGCGGCACCGTCATAAACTCTTTGGAAATGGCGTCCTTCTGCTCCAGGGCGTAGCTCAGCGCCGCGTGGGCGTCATAGTCGTAGACGTGGGTCCGGCTGTATTCCCGGAACCTGCGCATCCGGTCGCTCATTTTCAGCCGCGCCAGCTCCTCCGGGTCCAGATTCCGGTCCCCGCTGCTCCGCCAGAATGCGTGGGCGTCCAGCTGCCATTGGCTCAGTGGGTAGTCCGCCTTGTCCTTCACCACCCGGTCGTCGGCGTAGGCCTTTGTCCGGTCCGTGGGCAGCTTCCGGAACAGCAATATGTATTCCGGGCACCCTACGCCCATCTTCGTCCCGTCCTTGCACTGCTCCGTCCACCCCAGCCGGTAGGTCTGATTGTTCTCCCTTACCACGTCCGTCACCACGGTGATCATCCCGAAGTAGGCAAATCCGTGCTTCATGTAGTGCTCAATGCACATGGCGTGGAAGGGCTCCATGGTGGGCATTCCCGTGCCGGTCACGTTGCCGAACAGCACCCGGTCTTTTACGTGGATCGCCGCCACCCGCCCCGGCTCCAATATCCGCAGCAGCTCCGGTGTCAGGTAGTCCATCTGCCGGAAGAAGTCCGCCGTGTCCTTGTTGTGGCCGAAGTCGTTGTAGCTGGGCGTGTATTCGTAGTGGTTGGAAAAGGGAATGCTGGTGTGGATCAGCCCCACAGACCCGGTCTGCATTTTCTTTACCTCTTCCACGCAGTCATTGTTGCTCAGTATCCAGTTTTCGCCTCTGATTTCCACTCTCTCCACCCCTATGCTCCGGGCCATCCGTTCCGCCTGGATGTTGTCCAGCAGCCCGAACTCCCTGACGATTTTGCGCATATTCTCCTGCAGGCGGTTGTGATTCTCCCATTTCTCCTGCAAAACGTTCCAGATCTGTTCCTCCGCCTCCGTGTAGATCACGTCAATGATCACCGTCTCCTTTTGCAGGAACCGGTAGATGCGGTGGATTGCCTGGATAAAGTCGTTGAATTCATAGTCAATGCCCAGGAAAATGGCCCTGTGGCAGTGCCGCTGGAAGTTGCATCCGGACCCGGAAAGGCTCTTTTTCGTGGCAAACAGCCTTGTCTCACCCTCCGAAAAAGCAATCACCCGCTTTTCCCGTTCCTCATACGGCAGGCTCCCCCAGATGTCCGTCACCCCGGGGATCTCTTTCTCAATGACCTCCCGTTCGTATTCCAGATCGTGCCAGATCAGGAAATGAGCGTCCGGGTCGCTGTCAATGATCTTTTTCGCCTCCGCTACCCTGCTTTCCACGCTTTCCCGCTTCTCCCGGGCAGCGTCCTGCAGGTTCACCGCCGCGTCCCGCAGCATCTTGACCTGCCCGTCTTTGTCCACGGCCTCCCCCAGGTGGGAGTACAGGATGTGCTTTCGCACCACCAGCGGCGGCAGGTCGTACCCTGTGTCGTCGTACCCCAGGTCCGCCGGACTGCTGAGAAACAGCCCCCAGCTGCTCACCCACAGCCAGAACTCTTCTTCCTTGTGGGGGTACAGCGTCAGGTTGTTGGCCTTTGTGCTGTCCCGCTGGAAGAACCGGGTCAGCGCCTGCCCCGTGTCCATGACCTCCAGAAAGCCCGCGTAGTGGATAAGCTCTTTGTATCGGTTGGGGCTGGGCGTCGCCGTGGCCGCCAGCTTGTATTTCACCCCTCGGAACAGCTCCGTGAAGGTCTGATAGGTCTTGCTCCCAAAGCTTCGCAGCACCGAAGCCTCGTCCAGCGCCGCCCCGGCAAACCCTCTCGGGTCAATGTCCCCGTCTCTTACCCGCTCATAGTTGGTAAGCAGGATGCTTCCCTTGGCCCTTCCCGCCTCTTCCATGGTCCTTACGTATTCCGGCGCTTCCATGCCCAGGATCTCCCGGGCGTCCCGGCAAAACTCCTGCCGTACCCCCAGGGGCAGCACAATCAGGCATTTCCCCTTTTCGTGTTCCGCCACCATCCGGCACCATTCCAGCTCCTGCACCGTCTTGCCCAGTCCGAAACTCTCAAACAGCGCCCGCCGTCCGCCCTTCAGCGCCCAGAGCACCGCATCCCGCTGGTGGGGCTTCAGCCTGGGGTTCAGTTCCTCCGCCCGCGCTTCAAACCCACTCTCCGGCGCCACCACGATCTTCTCGCGCAGGAATTCATCATAGTTCATTTCTTCCCGCCCCGTTTCTTCCTGTATTTCTCCCAAGGTGCTTTCCCTGCCTGCCTTTTTACCCCCGGCGGCCCCTTCACCGCCCCAAGCATCTTCGCTTTGCTCATATCCATATCCTTCCGTTAATAATCTTCTGAATCCCAGCCGAAACATTCCCCCCAGCTGCCGTAAAAGCGCGCCGGGGGAAGTCCAGAGGGGGGCGGTGCGTCGCGCAGCGAATCTAATGAATCGATTGCCGGTAGCAATCGCACCGCTCAAAATCCTTCGTAATACCCAGCCGAAACATTTTTCCTTGGTCCGTAATGGCGCGCCGGGAGGATTCTCAAGGTGGGGTGGTGCTCCGCGCAGCGAATCCGAAATAAACGATTGCCGGTGGCAATCGCACCATAAATACCTCGGCTCTGCGGCGGGAGCAAGCAGCGGTCAGCGCCCCCTTGAGGCTGCTTCTTATCGATTTTCTTGCAGAAGCAAGAAAACCGCCGCCGGAGGCACCCAGCCAAAGCCCGTAGGGAACGCCCTATGTGGCGTTCCGCCGCCCCACCGCCTCCAGCCGGTCCGTTTCCCCCGGCTGCCCCGGCATTGGACAAACGGAACGGCAACGCAGGCCGTTCCCTATTCCTCTTCCCCATCTTTGCTCACCGCAGCCGTCCCCGTCGCCGGGTCCAGCGCCCGCAGCTCTGCCGCCGCTGCCGCTTCCTTCTTCCGCTGCCTTACGTTCTCCGCCCAGCTGTTGCCGTTGTACTCGCTGGCCTCCTGCTCCTGGGTGGAGATGTTCAGGGAGATCCGCATGGAGGCCGCTTCCGCCTCCTTCTTCGGGTCCACATGGCCCATGCTGGCTCCCTTCCAGCTGCAGGCGCACCAGGCTTGCCGTACCGCCGGGTCCTCAAAGAACCCCGGGGCCTCCACCCGCCCGATGGCCACCGCCTCGGAAAGCCATGCCTCATATACCGGCTGGCAGAAGCTGTCCACAAATTCCGCCCGGTAGGTCCTGACGGTCCGCCAGTAGTCCAGCAGCGCCGCCCTTGCCGCCGTGTAGTTGGAATCGTATTTCTTGATCAGAACCTCCTTCGGCGTCTTCATCCCCGCGCCGATCTCCGTCCACATGGCGTTTACGAAGCTCTCAAACCCGGAGTTGCTCCGCAGTGGATTCACGCTTTCTACTTTTTTCCCAGGCGGCAGGTCGTAAATGGCTCCGGGGGCCAGTTCCAGCTGCAGGTCGTCGTCCGTTACCTTGTCTTCCTCGTTGACCGCATCCTCCAGCCCCGCCTTTCCGTCGTCTTCGTCAGAAACGAGAAACGCCGTCAGCATGGAGCTTACCACGTTGGCGGCCAATTCAGAGTTGATGTACCGGTCCAGCTGCTTGATCTTTTCAATCTGGGCCGCCACAAAGGGCGTTCCCCGCCGCTGCTCCGGGCGTTCAAAGGTGGTGATGTGCAGGATGTTGGGATATCCCGTGTCCTTGCCGTAGGCCTCAATGGCCGTCCAGCTCACATTCTCTGTGTCGTTCTCCCGCAGCGGGTGCCGGTTAGCGATGTGATACCGGATCACTTCCCCGTCTTTGGATATCTCCACCCCGTCCACGATCCGCCCGCCGCTTTCCGTCTCCTTCACGTCCGAATCTCCGTCCGTGTCCGGTGTGCATACCCGGTCCGCCTCCAGCAGCCGTATGGTGGTCTGGTAGGGCGTCCGCTTGTTCTCCTTCATGCCGAACAGGGCGAACACATCCCCGCTCATGAGCATGGAGAGAAACGCCAGCTTCTGCAGGGCGTAGAAGTTCTTGCTTCGCTCCGCGTCGCATTGGGGGGAGCTTGCCCATAGCCGGAATTCCCGCAGGGTCTGCCGCTCCCACTGGTCCGCTTTTTCGTCGGAAAGCCCCAGCTTTTCTCCGTCGATCTTGGGGCTCGGCATAATCCCCCAGGCCACAGTGGCCGCCGTCAGCGTGTCCGGCCCGGATTTTGCCAGGCCGCCTCCGGCGTACAGGTCTCTGGCCCGCTGCCGCAGGGTCGCCCCCTGCAGGTCGATGTCGTCCTCCGCCGCGCCGCCGCCAACGATCCAGCCTACCATGGAGTTCAGGGTCTTGCTGGCCCCGTGGTTCCCGTACCCCGTGGCCGCTTCCATTATTTCCAGCCCGTCCCTCTGCCGTTCCAGCCGCTCCTTCCGCACCCGTTCCCGGTAGACCCTGGCCCCCTTCTCCGGACTGATCAAATACAGCGCCCGTTCCTTAAAATTCGCCTTTTCCATGCATCCTCCTAAAAGCAAAAGTTCCTCAGCAACCCCGCCAAAACATTCTTCCCAGGTCCGTAATGGCGCGCCGGAGAGGATTCTCAAGGGGGCGGTGCGTCGCGCAGCGAATCTAATGAATCGATTGCCGGTGGCAACCGCACCACTAATACATCGGCTCTGCGGCGGGAGCAAGCAGCGGTCAGCGCCCCCTTGAGGCTGCTTCTTATCGATTTTCTTGCAGAAGCAAG